GCAACATATCGAGTAGGATAAGAATAAGGCTCAGGCCGAGATTCAGCAGGAACAGCTGAACCAAAAGGTGGGCTACGATAACCAGAAGATTGAGTTGGATCGTCAAAAATTGGCGTTGGAGCATATCCAGGAATTGGAGAAGCTGCAGGTCGAGCGAGAGCGCATCCAGATGGAGGCTGATAAGCCGGTGGCTGGCGGCTAATGGATGCCCCCAAGCCTGATCTGGAAGTTATCAAGGAGCGGGCGCGCTTAGCGAAAGAATTGCTCGAGAATAAAGCATTTCAATACGCGATGCTAGAGTTGCGTAAACGATGGTTCCAGGAACTCCTTAACAACGGCGGGGGTGACTTGACAGGCGCACGGCTGTGTGCTAGGATAAGTGCCCTAGAAGCGGTTGCTACTGAACTCGCTATTCTCATCAACGACTATAAAATGGCGATGAAACGTGGCTGAGGGAATCGACCAAGCTGCTAGCGCATTTCGGAGCGCTCTGGATAGTACAGAGCGAGTTCAGACGCGCGATGAATCGGGTCGATTCCGGCAAGCAGCAGAACGCCCACAACCTATGTTCGCCGATCGCCAGACAGAAGGCGACGAATTCGGCGATACTCGCGACGGTGGCGAGGATGCTCGTTTGCGTCGCCAAGAGGAGAGAGCCAATGGCGAGCCATTCGAAGATGCCGTGTCCGACGAAGGGCGGCAGTCTCGGTCCAAGAAGCCCGTACGGTCCTCCGGCGACGAAGGACACTTTGGTGAAGAGGGTGGGCAAGGGGACGACGACGACGAGTCCGAGTCACAAGCTGAAGGGAATGTTTCAGACGGCGACGAAGACGCCGAGGGCGAGCGGGGGGACGCCGAGGGGGACACCGGCGACGACGCCGAGGGCGGCCAAAAGTACGAGGTAACGGTAGACGGGAAACCGATGGAAGTTACCCTCAAGCAGGCGCTTGAGGGGTACATCCGCACCGAAACGTTTCACCAGCGGATGAATCAGGTAAATCAGGCTTCGCAAACAGTTATGGCCGAGGCACAAAGAGTTGCCCAGGCCCGCGACAATTACATCAATCAGAACGCTGCGCTTGAGCAGGAGATAATGACGCTCTTGCCGCAACAGCCTGATTGGGATGCGGAGTTCAAGAGAGATCCGGCTTCTGCCCATGCTTTGCAAAAGCAATACGCGGCGGTGGCCAATAAGCTGAATGAGCTGCGGCAGTCTAGGCTCGTGGCCATGAATGAGAGGCAAGCGGAGTACGCCCGCAATACAGAATCTTACGCGAAAAATGAATTCGCTAAGTTCGTCATGGATAATAAGATCCCTGACGCGAATGCTCTCCGGAAGGAAATCAATTCGATGCGGCGAACAGCCGTGGCGGCTGGTTTCTCGGAACATGAGGTCGCGACTGTCTATGATTCGCGAATGCTCAGTGTCCTTAGGAAGGCGAGCAGATACGATCGGTTGATGGCGGCAAAACCCAAAGCGGTCATCCCCGGTAAAGGCAGAGCGTTGACACCCGGTTCCGCACCCCGAATAGGGAACGCGGGACGCCGGAATATCGACGAAGCCCAGAATAGACTAGCAAAGTCTGGCCGCTTAGACGATGCGGCTTCGGTCTTCGAGAAGATAATCCGATGAGGAGTCAACATGGCCAAAGTCACCAACGCATTTACGACCTATCAGGCTACGGCCAATAGGGAAGATCTCTCGAACGCGATCTACAATATTGATCCGTTCGACACGCCGGTTATGTCTGCCATTCGGCGCAGAAACATCAAAAATCGAATCTTCGACTGGCAGACGGAACACCTTCCGCTAGTGAATGCCTCAAATGCTCAGGTGGAAGGCTTTCAACTTTCACCGTCGGTTGGAACGCCCACTGTTCGGGTCAACAACTGCAGTCAGATTTCCGAACGCGATGCTACTGTTTCGGGTACTCAAGAAGAGTCCGATGCGGCGGGCAAAGGTTCTGAAATGGCGCACCAGATGGCGATGGCTGCCAAAGTCCTCAAGTCGGACATGGAAGTTATGCTATGCTCGCGCCAAGCGCGTAACGATGGTTCGGACGCGACTACTCCAGTTGCCCGCGTTACTGAGGGATTCTCGCACTGGTTAGCGAGGGCGGTGGATAAGAGCGGGAATCCCGCTGCCGCCGTTGCACCGGGAACTATTGTTACTGGTCTCCCTGTGTTGCAGACTGATGCATTCCCGGCTCCGGGAGCCCCTGTTCAGCTGACGGAAGAGATGCTGAATGATGCGATGCAGCAAGCGTATACCAACGGTGCGTCGCCCACCATGTGGGTGTTGCCACCTGGGCCGAAGCGAACTGCATCGACTTTCATTGGCCGTTCTACTACTCAAGTGTTGGTCGGCAAGACAGAAGTCGTCTCTACCGTCGATATCTTCGCTACGGATTTCGGGCGGGTGAAAGCCCTCCCGTCGCGTTGGCTTGCTCCGGACGTCGGGTTATTGATTGATCCGGATTATGCCGCAGTTGCATATTTCCGGGCATTTCGCCAGTATCTGATGGCTCGCATCGGTGATGCGGAGAACCGGATGATTGTCGTTGAGTGGGGTGTTGAGATGCGCAACAGCCTTGCGCATATCCTGTTCAACGGTATTACGGCCTAAAAGGACAAGGACGTGGAGCGGAAGTCAGTCATCAGGGACGTCGATGGTATTCGCCGCACCTTGATGACTGACTCCGATGATCCAACCCGATTCCATGTCATCACTGAACAGAATGTTGACGAGGTTCTAGCCAGCATTCAGCGAGACGCGGAGAATCACCGCGAACGATCGACCAATAAACTATTAGCCCGTATTCCCATGACAGTCTACGAGACGGCTGTTCACGAGGGTTGGGATGAGGGAGATTGGAAGCGCTACCTCAATTCTTCCGAGGCAGCGCCGTTCCGGATTTGGAGGGGGTCGATCTGATGCCTTATGATCGTAAATTCTTTTTTGATACTGTTCGCAAAGATCTATTCCGCGGCAACTTGACACAATCTCAGGTCGATGGTATGAATTATCTCCTTGAGGTGTGGGAGAAGCATTTCGAGGCTGCCAATCCGCGCGACGGTACTAGGTGGTTGGCTTATGCTTTAGCGACGTTCTTCCATGAGACGGCTGAGACAATGCAGCCGATCGAGGAATATGGCAAGGGTGCGGGCAAGTCTTATGGTAAATCAGTGGCTCCCCACAATGTGGCTTATTATGGTCGTGGGCATGTTCAGCTGACTTGGGACACGAATTACAAGAATGGTCAGCAATTCCTTAAAGATCGTTATGGTGTTCACGCCAATATCTATCCTGAACCACACTTGATGTTGCACCCGCAGACTTCGGCGTTGATTAGCTACGACGGAATGGTTTGGGGCTGGTTCACCGGGGTTGGTCTACCGAAATATTTTAATGCGACGGTTGAAGATCCAAGGAATGCACGTCGCATCGTCAATGGCACCGATAAGATGGACTTGATCGCTGGTTATTATTGGAAGTTCAAGGGGGCTTTGAAGCAGATTCCAGTAGCGGTTCCGATCGAGGAAGCTGAGTTGCCGGGGCTTCCTGAATGCCCTTGTATGCCGGAGCCAACGTGAACCCTCCCCCGATCCCGAAGGTTCTTGACTATCCGGCGGCGATCGGGCTAGGAATTTGCGTGTTCTTAACGGTTTGCATGCTTGTTGCAGCAAAATTTTTTGATCCGAGTGGTGGAGCTTTGACCATCTCCCTTCTTGTGATCCTATCATTCCTTTCTTTAGTCACCTATTGCGCCTTTTTCACCATTCCCACCGATGAAATAACTTCGGGCGCTATTGGTGGATTAGTCGCTGCATTCGGCGCTGTGGTTGCTTTTTGGCTTAGTAGAGGAGGCAAGCAATGAGCACGGTCGGCATTGTTTTGCTAATTATTATTGTGTTGATACTGTTTGGAGGTTTAGGTGGTTCGCGAGTTGGTGTGCCTTATGGGTATGGATACGGACATTATGGCGTCGGAGGTATTGGTGTTGTAGTAGTTGTCTTGCTAATTCTGCTGCTGTTGGGGTATTTATGAGCAACGGCACGACTGATTTTCAGACATTCTGCGCGGTAATTGCCGAGTGGGCGAATCGTGAGGATTGGTCGCCGGATCTTGTTACTCAATTCGTTCGGGACGCGGAGCAGCTATTTAACCAGGATCTCCGTGTTGATCGAATGATCAACACTTACGATGCATTGATTGGTTCATGTTGTGCGCCACTCCCTCTCGATTGGCTTGAGATGGATTTTTTGTTGTTGGCGTGGGTTCAGCCGACAAATACGCCCGTCCCGGTTCAGCCGGTCGATGGTTGTGGTAGCGGCGTTAGATGGATTCCTGTGCGATATATGCAACGAGACGAGTTTTTCCGCACGCCTAAGATGGCTGTGTCGAATTGGGGGTATTCATCTCCTACTTTTGGTAGATATACTCTGGAAGGTAGGCAGGTATATTTCGGGGGTATTCCTGATCATGTTAATGGCCGCACTTTCCGGATGAGCTATTATGCCGAGGTTCCGGTATTTTCAGATACCCAAGATAGTTGGATTTATACCAAATATCCTAGTCTTTACCGATGCGCTGCATTGGCTAGTGCCGACTTGCATGCGGTTGGTGAAGAGGATAAAGCTGCTTTGATGAAGCAGGCGGCTGATGAAATGATCAAGAAACTCAACAATGATCATATCAAAGCTCGCTCATCGGGATCTTTGTTAAAGCGTACGCGCAGGCATTCCTTTGGATGAGGTGAAGTATGTCTGGTTTATCTTCCGTAGGTGAAGCGGCAGTTCTCGCCCCACTCACCACTAATTCCTGGGTTTCATTGCACACGTTAGATCCAGGCAACACTGGGGCAGCTGAGGTGGTTGGTGGCGGTTATGCGCGCGTTGGGCCGGTCCCATTCGTTAATTCGGGCTTCAATCCGACTGTAGCGGCGAATAATGCTATTCTTACCTATCCGGTGGCGACGGCGAATTACGGTACGGTGCTGTTTTTCGGTCTGTGGACGGCGCAGAACGGCGGCAACTTCTTAGGTTCGGGGTCGGTTGGTTTCCCAATTCCGATTAACCAGGGCGATAGTGCACGGTTCTACGCTAATACGCTGACGGTGACGGTCGACTGATGAACGCGCGGACGATTACACTAACTGCTATTCCTGGGTGGGATTCTACGCCGTATAATCTCATTACCGACACCGATGTTCCATTGAGCACCGCTTCTGGAGTCATAACGGTTCCAGCCACTCCTGCTAGCGTTGGTTCTTCTCAAAATCCCGATGGTTATGGGTTTCCGGCCATCTGGTTTACCAGCAATCTGGCATGGTTGGGTATTAGTAGACCTGGGGGCGATGATCCTGCAGCCGATGCCGCCGCGATAATGAATTTCAATCAGTTCGGCGTCATGTCCGGCCCTGCGACCAATCCAGCCGGTGGAGCGCCTAATCCTGGCGGCATTATTACTGCTACTCTCGTTCAGATCGAGCCGCAGCCCAATGGAACTA